TTGTTCTTGTCTTTCGGGAAACGAGATTCCCTGCATCCATGAAAATATCTCATACCAGTTTCTCATACCTTCATCGAGTTTGAATTCGACTGACAGCTCACCGAATCTCATGTGATCGCCTAAGAAAGGTATGTTGACGAGAGGTGTTTGTTTGTCTGCACTGCCTATGCTCAAGCCAGGAATGCTAATCTTCTGAACAAAGAAGTTGAAGTCAGTCAACCGATCAACCCGAAACTCAAAGTTCAAGGGTGATTGAAAGTTTCTGTTGCTGATGTCGGTGAGTGACATAAGTGCTCGCAATAGTTAATGTTCTAAGTATTTATGATATAGGGTTCTGGCCACAACATCAAGCCGAAATTAAAAAATCGTTCTATTCCACATGGTTCCATATGGATGTCGAAGTAAGTGACTGTGAACTCGAAGCCAAAAAAAAGGGAGCCGAAGCTCCCTTTTTCCAATCAGTTGAACACTCTCAATTAGAGAAGGTTCTTGATTGAGATCTTACGGTAGTAAGTATTCTTGCTTGAGTTAAGCGAAGAATCCAACGCAGCAGGATCAGTTACCTGATTTGCAAAAGGATTAGCTACAAGCCCGTATCGAGTCTTGAATCCAATCTTTGGCTGAAAACTGTCCTGGTGCACTGCACGAACCATCTGAAGTGGAACGTATGGGCAGTAGAACAATCCAGCATCGTACTGATTTGCACCCTTAAATCCAGCAACTAAGAAAGTCTTAGTAGCGTATGGATCGATGTACACTTTGAAACGTCCGTTGAGAACTCCAACGAAAGTGTTTCCAGTGTCATCTACAGAGAGAGAATCCTTGAGAGCAGATCCGCAATCAAGAAGTCCAGCAACACTCAAAGCACTTGCGGTATCGCTATCGCAAATGAGAATGTTACCACGTCCGCGTCGAGTGTCCTTTGCAATCGCATTGGCTTCACGCTCGATCTGAACCATCAGTCCCTTGTACTTCTCAACAGACCATCGTCCGTTTGAGTCTACGTCAAGGTCGAAAACGCCAGGTCGAGCAGTCTCAGCAGCTCCAACCTTTGCGCTGTTGAATACAGTGCGAACTACTTCACGGTTGATCTCAGCAAGGATCTCAGCCGAAAGGATGTTAGCAAGCTCAGTCTCAGCATCAAGCCCGTGAACAGCACGAAGATCTTGAGCAAGCTCCATCGTGTATTCTGCCTTGAGCGCACGAGTCTTAGCTTCAACGCTTACTTTCTCAATCGAGAAAGCCATCTCAGCAAATTGTCCGCTGTTTGAACCAACACCAGCTCCAGCTCCGTTTCCGAGTCCTTCGCCGTCAGTTACGCTAAGTCCCCCACCAGTTGTAGCTCCGCTAGTTGGAACACCATTTGCATCAGTAGCAAATGGATCTGCGCTCTGTGCAGCTCCGTCTCCGGAGTGTCCTGTGCGAGCTTCGTTGTGAAGAGCCTCTGCACCCGTTTGAGCAGCATAACGAGACTTCATCGCAAAGATGAGTCCAGTAGGTGCCTTCATTGGCTGTACGCCGCAGATGTCAAACGCTACAAGGTTTGGAAGAGCACGACGAAGAAGAGAAATGAGAACAGGATCATAAGCCTGTACCTTAGCATTTCCAGTTCCTGGAGTCGTCTCAGGTGTTCCTAATCCACCGTGGTTGGCAGGAACTGCCTCGGTGATAATTCCTCGCTCTTTACGAGCCTCATTCTCTTGATTCTCTAGGAGAACAGTAAGTACCGCCCTCTTGTGAGCGTCCTTAACAGCCGGCAACTCCGGGTGATCAAGGACCTTCTGCCATTTCTTTTGAAGTTCATCAGTGAGATACATTTTCGTTCTCCTTAAAATTAAACGATATACCCTAATTTGTTACCTTCCATTATTTAGCATTATTATCTTTTCACCATCCGCGATATGGCTTGAGCATAGATGTCAACTTCAGTTTGCGCTGGAGTCACATCATTGTGATTCAAACCTCCTTCAGTCAATAAAGAAGCGTCCAAGTCACCAGACTTACTAGGGGTCTTCAGGAAATATGTTTCCTTAATTACCTGTAGTTTCTGGCTGAAAGTTTTTGCGTTCTCGAAAGCCACTCCATTACAGAGTTCAGCAAACTTGCTCGCATCACTTACAGTCAATCCTTCGGTGAGCTTCTTGATGATATTTGCCTTCTTGAGATTGATATTCTCTTTACGAATTTCTACACTCCGTACGAGTTCTTCGTTGAGCTCCTTCTCAAGGGCAGCAATCTTCTTTTCCTGTTGAACAATAACATCAGTCTTGTCAGCAGGAACTTCAATATAATGACTCTCGAAAAGTCCCTTCAATCCAACAATGAATTTCTCAGTGATGTTGGAGCGAAGTGATGTTTCGATTGCCACCTCATTTTCTTTCATCCACTCTTCGACGACATAATCGAGATAACCATCGACTTTGTTGACTAGCGTTTCAGAAATTGTTTTCTTCTTAGCGGCGAGCTTCCGTGCGTATGCCTCAGCCAACTTTGCTGAAAGTGCATCTGCTCTGCGCTTCGATGTTCTCTTTACGGCAGCTTCAAAAATAGCTGCAACCTTTTGCTTGAATGATTCTGGAAGATTCTCGTCCTTAGTAAGAGCATCAGCCGCTTCTTTAACGTCTTCCTCTTCCTCTTCAGCTAACTTCTCTTCCTCTTCCTCAGAGAGTTTGATCTCATCCTCATCTTCCTCTTCGGTGACTGCCTTATCTTCATCTTCGTCAGACTCAGCTACAGCCTTCTTCTCATCCTCATCTTCCTCTTCGGTGACTGCCTTATCTTCATCTTCGTCAGACTCAGCTACAGCCTTCTTCTCATCCTCATCTTCCTCAGCGAGCTTGTCTGGCGTAGTGCTCTTAGCTGCGGATGAACGTGTAGGAAGATCAGTGTCAGCATCTTCTGTGACTTCATCTTTGTCACTATCATCTTCTGCTGCTTCTTTAGCAACAGTCTTTGCAGTGCCAGATGCTGCGGCGATCTTATCACCGTCAAGTTCCTTCTTAATTGCTCTAGCGCCTACTTTTCCTGAAAGAGTATCAGGAAGTTCCGATGAAGCATCGGATGAATTTGTAGGAAGATCAGCCTCTGCACTCTCACGAATTGCTTTCAAAAACTTTTTGTTCGATGCCATTGTCATTACTCCTGAATGAAGAATCCATTATAGATTTACACTTATTTATAAAATTGCCAATTTAGCGTTCTATCACCCTCACCTGCACCTCTTCTTCCAACTTTGCTCCATTATCAAACGTCACACGAACGGTGACTTGATAGTTGTAGCCGTCGATTCCATCTTTGACACGGAACTCAACTTTACATCGTGTTGGTGTTAGTATTGCAGGTGTTGATGAATCCAAAAATTCTGGTGCGTTTTCCACAATATCAGGTTGTGTTCGCTTCCACTTTTTAGCTGTTGCCGTTGCAGATATGATTTCTTTTGCACCTCTAGGCAAAACAGAAAGACTTCCAAAATTGACCTGAATAGGAATAATCTCACTGGGTTGTTTGATATAGGTGTTCGACAAATCCAAAGTCATGACTATAGCTTGAATATCTTGTTGATGCCGTTGTCCCACTGTATCTTCACGTTACCTCCCACACCTTCGTATGGAAGACCATTGAGCTGGTCGAGATACACAATAAGACGTGATGACGATCTATCGCCGGTTGCTGATTGTTTGTATATAACAAGTGCACCCACTTTTCCAACAACGTCCTCAAACGTGATGTCGGCAGCATTAGCAATACCATTTGTTGCATGACCGTCAGCATCGCTGCGAATGAGTGTTTGTGTGCTTATGATAGACTCTAGTGGAACAGCAGATAAAAATTGATGTGTTACTAGATTAACTTTATATTCGTTTGATGCAGGAGACGCATTAGGTGCGGGCGTTCTAACGAGAGCTACTTTAATCGTGTCATCAATCCAGTTGATCTGACCTTTTAAGAAAGCCTCTCGCCCTTTATCATAAAGAGCATTTGCCATTGTTCATCCTTTAGTCGTACAAAATAATAACGTTTGAGCATCATAACAATCTCTGTGTATTTATACACAGGTTGGATATTACTTACCTTCGAGCTTCTTCATAAAGTTTTCAAATGCTTCGATGGTAATCTTCTTGAGTTGTTTCTGTGGCGCTTTCTGAATTGTGGATTTGATCTGAGCAACATCTTGCTCACGCAGAATTCCATTTTGCCATACCCACTCTTTACCTTCCATGATGCCATTTACGAAAGCATCTGGAGCAGACGGATCAGCCACAATATCTGCTGCGGTGGCAAGATAAAAATCATCCTGCACAACTTGTATATCACGACCTTCAGTTCGTATAGAACCCATGCCACGAGATGAGACGCCCAATCGAGCCCCTTCATCAATAAGTGCTTTAACGATGTTCCCATTTGGCGTGCTAAGGATTTTTGCCTTTCCTATGAAATCAGACCCCTCTGTTCTCAAGTCAGTAATCATGTGTGAAACTCGATCAAGATTG